TTGGCAACATCATAACTACGGTTTGTTAATTGATGGAAGTGTGAACCCTGTAACCACTGTCGAACTCCAACTTAATAATCAACCTCGCCAAACCAAACGTGAAGGTTTCTGGCACAACATCGTGGTCCCCCATGAGGTCCACGGTCGCAGTCCTCCTGATGGACTTAACGTGTTCTCCTTCGCTTTGAAACCCGAGGAACACCAGCCCTCGTGCACATGTAACTTCTCACGTATTGATACTGCACAGTTGGGATTGTGGTTTGCCCATTTCGCCAACAACAAATACTCGGATGTCTTTACGGATTCCGACAACAAGGTGCTCATTTTTGGTATTAATTATAATGTACTCAGAATTATGAGTGGCATGGCCGGTTTAGCCTATAGTAACTAATTGGAAAATTCGATATGTGGAATCGAATATTTTATTGCCCATTTTTTTGCGATTTTTCCGAGATATCAAATCATAATTATTATTTTGGATAATAATTATGATTGGTACAATTTATTCTTTTCATTGGTGACCTCGAATTAACATCGTTATTAATTTCGTGTTATCATTCTGGCAAAATGGTATTGACATCAGGATTATCTGGATCACATTGATGCCGAGAATTACATCTTTTGACTTCAGGTTCTTGTCCTTCTAACTATTCTCGTATGTGTTTCTCACAATATTTGTTGCCACATTTTTTTCTGACTTTTTGTGCATTTGTTACTATCTTCTTTGATGGTACAACATTTTGTTTTTTCCAAACGTTTCTTTTCTCTAATTTTGGCGGCTCGCTCACGACATGTTTGACATGTACCACCGATATAATCTTGGGGCATAGGCTTCCGGTAACCGGAACAAATTAGTTGTTTTGATTTGTTGGTTTTGTTCGACAGTTTATTGGTTTTGTTTTTTTAATTTATCAAAGTCATCAATTTTTTATAGTTTTTAATATCATGTATGGAATGAATGCTTTTACTATGAGCAGACACAAGTTCTAAAATACCTGTATGAAATCATTGATTTGGTAAATTAATTTACCAAATCAATGAATATACTGTGTACTCACAGAGTCATAAAAATTAATATATTTTAGCCAGAGTCACACTCAATTCCAACATCATAAAGTCCAACTCCATGTTGGTTACTTTTTCCTTGGCAGGCTAATTCTAATGCTCGATTATTATCAGCATCCAAATCAACTCCCAACATTATCAAAGCCTGAACTATATAACGATGTCCATTTTGGCAAGCCCTACACATAAGCTTTTCGCGTCGACATTTGTCATTGAATCCATTTTTAATAAAGAAATAAACTTTTGTATCATCCTTTTGATGACACGCATCATCCAAAATATCAATGTGAGCGTTAAGTTGAACTCCCTTATCAAGCAACTTTTTAGCGCATACATATTCATTACGACGTATCATCTCTCTAAATATGCTATCTGTAGTCTCTCCCAATTTAAGACCAGTTTCAATCAAAAAATCAATCAAATCAGGATGTTTATGAGAGCATGTTTCCAACAAGTCATATAGATACGACCTAATGTCAACAAATTCTACCAAATATTTGACTAGATCAGTATGACCTTTTTGGCAAGCCATTATCAATTTATTTTTCGTCTCAATAAGAATATTAATACCATTTTCATTAAAGCATTTAATAATTTCTGTGTATCCGCTTTCATATACCGATTCGAGAACCAAATTAACATATTGTTTCGCTCCATTTTCCAGTAAATATTGCATAATAGAATGCAAATTATATTTGCAGGCGTTCATAAAATAATTCTTTATATTTTTCTCACTAATTTTGGCTCCCAAAATTGTTAAATATTTAGCAATGTCTGCATGATTCCTTAAACAGGCCAATGCTAATCCATCATTCATATATGGCTCAATATGGATTCGATATTTTTGATAGAAGTCCTTGACCAAAATCAAATAACCATGCTGGCATCCTCTAAGAAATATTTCACCGTATAATTTGGCTTGGATTTCAGAACATTTTGATGTTTTCTTTGATAAATACAATTTAGGTTTTTGACTTACAACTTGTTTGTAAGCTGTTATTGTTTCTATATAAATTGGACGAGAACACACAACCGCTCTGCTTAAACTATCCAACAAAGATAATTTCATGAGGGATTTAGGATCCAAAAAACTAGCCACATAATCTACTAGTTCCGCAATGCAAAAAATATTTCTCTCAGAGGAGATATCCATTTTGGATAATTAAATGGAATAATCCTATATGTTCATTGGCCAGATAATGATTTTAAAAATCAATTTTTTTTGAACAAAATATTAACACTTATTATGTTCTGTTATGTTTCAATTTTTGTTACTTTGTTGCAATTATCATGATAAGTGCAACAAAATCTAGGTCTCTAATAATTGATCATCTTAAAAAAATTCACTAGATGAAACAATTCTAAGTGGTCTAGTGTTTGCATTAAAATTCATTGTTCCTCTAAATAATGTTCTGTTTTGGCAAAGGAGACGAATTCTGGATTCCCCTTCTATCATGGTACCCACATCAATACCATATTGTTTGGATATGATTTGACTGGCCATGATATAATTGCATCCGGCTGGTAACGAAATCCATCCAATATTTGATTTAGTACCGGTGTCCATATCTGTTAAATTTATTCTGATAATAAGACATTCATCACGAGTACTAGTATTATAAACACTACAACAAATTATGGGTCGTTCATGAATCAAAACATGTGGACGAACCGATGTGGTTTTAATTTTGGTTTGACTAAAGGTGGGCACAGATTCGGGAATGATAAATGAACTAAATATTTGACTCGGCTTGCCAAAGAAATGATCAAATCCGTGTTCTATTTCACGTTCTATTTCACGTACTGGACAACGCACAGGACTACGTGTAGTACCACACAACAAATCAGCAAATGGTGTTCTGCTGGGCTTTCGCTCACTGTCAATGCACCTAATTTGACTCACGTCAGTTGTTCTGAAATCAGTAGTACTAACATCGTCTATGAATTGTTGATACGACACAAGCTTTGCGGGTCTAAAAATATGTGTCAGTACAAATTCTCTTGTGAATACTGGACAATTCCAACAAATAACATCTACGTTGTCGCTTCCGGAGCGTCTCAATCTGAATCCGGCAGAAACCAAAAGAATTTGGTTGACATACCAATTAGTATAAGTACACGACTCGTTATTTGGAAGAACTGTTTCGGAAATTTTTATTCTCTTTTCGTTGCAAAGATCGTAAGTGTAGATAGACATTATTAAATCTTGGCCAGTTTGGTTGATAATTCGTTGTTCTTGTGGCGTTCTTCTCGAAGTGTTGGTCGAAATTTTGGTGATTTTTTGACCTTCTTCCGCAGCCATGACCAAATTTTCGGTTCTATTCTCACTTTGGTCACTTTCACTATGTTCACTTTGGTCACTGTAAACACTATGATCACTATGGTCACTATGATCACTATGATCACTATAATCATTTTTCTCCTCAGAACAAACATCAACACAAGGTTCAATATTGTGCTCACAACAGGTTGTCATTTTCACGGAGTAATTTTCGGAGTCTGTCATTTTAATTATTCTGCTAGTGACTTTTATCTTGTTCCTTAATTTCAGAAACTATTTTTTTCAATTTTTTTTGTGGCAATATTTTGCCATATAAATAAATATCACTTAGATACGTTATAGAAATACCATCAAATGACTTCCAAAGATTTGATTATGATGTTGGCTCACGAAGCTGGCATCACTATTGGAGAAACAGGTGAGCCAGGATACGAAGAATGTGATATTATCGTTCAAAATATGGAATTTTATGACAAAGTATTTAATGATGATAGTTTAGGATTAGGCGAGAGTTATATTATGGGATGGTGGGATGTTGGTAGAAGTACCTTGGATGATATCTTTTATCGAATTTTGAAAACTGACCTTTCCGAAAAATTACGCAGATTATCATTTTATGCCAAAACCAAATTGGTTATTCGGAGGATTCATAATTATTGGTTTCCTGTCAAAACTGTTGAACAATCTAAATTAGTGGCACTGCAACATTATGATTTGGGTAATACATTTTATGAACAAATGTTGGAGCCCATGGTTTATTCTTGCGGTTATTTCAGAAATACATTTGATACTTTATTTGAAGCTCAAATGGCCAAAATGGAATTGATTCGAAAAAAGTTAAAAATTGAGCCAGGAATGCGAGTTCTGGACATTGGTTGTGGTTGGGGTGTCTTGGCAGCTTATTTATCCAAAAATGGTGCCATCGTGGATGCTATTACCATATCTCAACAACAATATGAATATGCCAAAGAAAAATATGCTGATGACTTTACTCGATTTTATTTGGCGGATTACAGAGAATTTAAACCTGATTATCAATATGATGCTATTGTCAGTGTGGGTATGTTTGAGCATGTTAACTACAACAATTATTATCAGTTTATGGAAATTGTTAATTCGCTACTAAAATCAGATGGTTTATTTTTATTACATACCATTGGTACCAACATCAGTACGACTGTTTGTGATCCTTGGATCAACAAATACATTTTCCCAAACTCCTCTCTTCCGTCACTGAGTCAAATTGCACAATCCAGTGAAAAATTTTTCGTGATTGAAGATGTCCAAAATTTCGGACTTGACTATGATAAGACATTAATGTGTTGGTATCATAATTATATGCAATTTTATGAAAAACTAAGAGCCGGTGAAAACATCGTCACAAATTTTGAAATCACTAACGAATTCCATCGCATGTGGACCTATTATTTGTTATCATGTGCGGGCAATTTTAGGGCCAGGAAAATTCAATTATATCAAGTGGTTTTTTCCAATAAGACTGAACAAAAATACAACAGACCCTACTATTAATTTATTTATAATGTATTATAATTCACGACTTACTTAGTTAATTTTGAAAATTAACTAAGTAATTGAAAAATGATTGGTCATGAATCAAAAAATATTGATATATATTTTGGCATCATCCATGTTATCAATTTATGATTTGTGTACTATCTTGTCAATGTCCATAGCATCTTCTGTTTCGATTAGTTCTTCAGGCTTCTCAGGAGAACTTGGAGTAGAACTTGATTGTTTTTTCTTCGATTTATCAAAGTTGGACAATACTTCATCAATATGTGCGATGGCCTTAGATATTTTTCCATCATCAGTAACCCTAGAAGATTTTTTGGCTTTTGCAATATTTTTATTATGTATTCGTTTGGTTGTTGGAGAAAATGTTGAACCAAAAACAGAACCAGTTGATGATTTACTTGTGGTTGGTGTCGAACCAAAAACAGAACAGGTTGGGGATTTAGCTGGGATTGATGCCGACCCAAATATGGAACTGACCGGTGATTTATTAATGCTCGATCGAAAATCGAATGCACTGACAGAACTTTTTGATTTCGATTCGGGGAGAGTTTCCGAACTTTCTGAAGATGATTTTTCCTCCTCAGAATCAAATGAATGGACAGAGTTTATGCTAGATGTGGTTATGCTACTGCTACTTGAACTGCTTGAAGTGGTTGAACTGCTCGAACTGCTTGAACTGCTCGAACCCAAAATCTCTTTTGTTAGCACCGTAACAATAGCAGTATTTTCCGACCCACGCCACTCCTGACATGCCATACATTTACCAGTTGTGTTCATAAGATAACCAAAATTAAGATATAGTCCAATTGTAAATCTATTTTTGTCTGGAGTCTCGTCATTCTCATGTATGATAACTTTGGCGAGGAGAGAATTTTTACGAATTTTCAAATGGGGACAAATTTCACTAGATGGCCCTTCCAAAATTTTTTTCATTTTTTCCGCCGTAATGAAATGAGAAGATCCATCTAATAATATAATTTTCAAGCCTTTGGGATATGAATCTTCTGTCAAGAGAATTTTCTGAAAAAAATTATTACCGTTCCTATAATATCTTGATAACTCATTTGCCATCACTTGCAAATGCATATAAATTTTCTTGTCGAAATGTTTTATTAAACAATCAATAAATGGAGGAATTGCTGGGGGTATTTGAAATGCATATTTCATATCGTCTATTCTCACAATGACCGTTGCTCCCATAATATAGGCAACAGCGGGATAATATGTAATGTAGATGTTAGAATTTGATCCATAATATTGTTTTGTGATGTCATTTTTCAGAAATTTATCTCCAGTTAATGTGTATACAGGGGTAGACATTAAAGGATATTTCATATCTCCGATGGAATTTTTTGGAGGTTTGATTTCAATTAAAACTATAGGGGTACCACCAACATTAGATTCAGTTTTACTGGAAACACCGCAAACTGTTGTACCATTGACAGAAAAAACGCATTTAGATGGAGGTGTCGCAATATATTTGGGTGGAGATCCAGCTCTTGGTGCCACTGGTACAGAATCATCATCAGACATCTTATCACTAAATGAAACAATCGAACTGATACATGGGTTGGTACTTGCACTTGGACTGGTACTTGGACTGGAACTTGGACTTGCACGTTGACCAACATTCCTGTTTTTTCCCGAATTAATTGCATTAATATAATCACAGATAGTATGACGACCAATGTTGGTTCCAACAGGGCGATAATTTGGTGATTTTGATTTAGTTGATTTATCAATGTTTGGATCGGATGAAAATGATTTGCCCCTGATATGTTGCGGTTTACTAATAGCTCGTTTTGGTGAGAAAATGCTAGCTTCATGTTTCGTTTGATGCATCTGTTCGAGGTGTCTTGGAAAACCGATAGATTGATTATTTTTTTTGGATTCGGACAATGGATGATGTGACGTAATTGAGGTCGATGTCGTTACGGTGGAATTTCTTTTGTGATTATTAGAGTAACAAATACGATGAATATCCTCAATCATTTCCCGAGTCTTATAATCAAAATAAGAATCAATTCCAACTGGCATATGTTTCAAGACATGATGAATAATGTTCTTGCATTTTTCACATAATGTGTGGGTGTCAGATGTTGGACTTTGTGATGTTGAACTATGTGATGTCGATTGTGGAATTGAAAATGGATATCGTGTCGGTGCCGAACTGGAATATGATGGCATTGGGTGTTGCAATGGTTCCGCAGGAAACCATGATCCAGTAGAAAAGGATGCTCCTGTGGAAAATGACGGAACCTGATGAAAAGGTGATCTGGGTAATGGAGGATGTAATGGCGCCGTGGAAAACGACGGAACAGGATCAAAAGGTGATCTTGATGGCTGAACACCATAAAATGGCTGGCCAAATGGGCTAGGTCGACCATACGGATATGATGCTTCAAGCTGTTGTGGTTCGGAATAAAAAATAGGGGTTGGTCTATGAATTGGCATCGTAGATGATGTTGCTGACGATGTCAAAGGTGTAATCGGTGTCAAAGGTGTTGAAAATTTCTCATTTTCCGAATCCACAGAACTTGTAAGAGTATTTGCAAGAGAATTATTTTCGTCATGTGTATTTTCCATGGTTTGGAATATATTAAATTTATGACTTTGCTTGAATTATATTAGAATCCCACGACTATGCCTAGGGATTAAACCACTCTATAAAGTAATAAGGTACTCTATTTTAAATTTGGACTAATTATGCTATTATTTTTTCAATTTTTTTACTGGTTAAATATTATCATGTATAAATAATATTATCATGTTCAAAATCATATTGTTGGCAAACTATTTTGTGATTAATCAGTTGGGCGGAGCCAAGAAAAAATGGACCACGCTGGAACATAATGGAGTTTTATTTCCGCCAGAATATGAAAAACATAATACGCCTGTCATTTATCAGGGCCAAGAAATTATTTTGGACAAAGATGCTGAGGAAATGGCCACATTATATGCCAAATACTTGGAAACAGATTATGTAAATAATCGCATTTTCCGAAAAAATTTTTGGAACGATTGGCGAAAAGTCTTAGGACCAAATCACATTATTCAATCTTTGGAAGATGTTGATTTCACTCCGATCTATCAATATTTGCTCCGAAAAAAAGAAGAAAAAAAATTACAGCCTAAAGAAAGTAAAGACATAGAAGAAAAATATAAATATGCTGTGGTAGATGGAAAGAAACAACCTGTTGGTAATTTTCGAATTGAACCACCAGGTATTTTCTTGGGACGTGGATGCAATCCCAAATTGGGTCGTGTCAAAAAGCGTATTTATCCGGAAGACATTATCATAAATATTGGCAAAGAAGCCAAGGTTCCGGATCCTTTACCAGGTCACAAATGGAAAGATGTTATTCATGATCAAACAGTGGAATGGTTGGCTTCATGGAAAGATCAAATCACTGGCAAAATGAAATATGTTTGGTTAGGAGCCCAATCTGACTTGAAATCTAAGAGCGACATGCAAAAATTTGATTTGGCCAGAAAACTAAAACGTCGTATCAAAGAAATTAGACGCGTCAATGAAGAAAACATGCGCAGTCCAGATGCATATACGCGCCAAATTGCCACAGCTTTGTACTTCATAGATAAATTCGCCCTGCGTGTAGGAAACGAAAAGGGAGAAGACGAGGCGGATACTGTTGGGGTGACATCTTTACGCGTGGAACATATAGAATTACTTGACAATAATCGTATCAAGTTAGATTTTTTGGGAAAGGATAGTGTCCGATACAACCGAACATTGGAAGTGGATCCACAAACCTATCAAAATATTAAAGAATTTATGCGTGATAAAAATCCGACTGACCAACTCTTTGATTTGATCATACCAAATGATGTTAATAAATATCTGCAAAGTTTCATGAAAAATTTAACCGCTAAAGTTTTTCGAACATACAATGCTTCTAATTTGTTCCAAAAAGAACTCAAAAAAATAACCAAAAAATTTGCTGGTTATGAGGAAACCGACAAAATTAATTTATTGTTGGATGAATTTAACAAAGCCAATGCCAAGGTAGCCATGTTATGTAATCATCAGAAAAATATTAACAAATCAACTAACAAACAACTTGAACGATTGGATGAAATGATCAAGAAAACCAAAACTAAAATTCGCCAGGCCAAACGATCAAAAAAGAAGAATCCTCAAAAAATAGCCAAATTGCAAAGTACTTTGAAAAAACTTCGGGCGAAAAAAGAACTAAAGACAGAACTCAAGAACATATCACTCGGAACCAGTAAAGTTAATTACATTGATCCCAGAATTACAATTGCCTTCTTGAAAAAACATAATTTGCCTCTCGACAAAATTTTTTCCAAAACATTGCAAGAAAAATTCAAGTGGGCAATGGATACCGATGTTAATTTCGTGTTTTGAATTTTATACTTGAAATATATTATAAACAAACGAGTTGAATTTTACATAATAATTCATCATTTGTGTTAATGATAAAATATAAACTAATTATATCTGTTCAAATGTCATCAAATATACCAGTTAGGTTTGGGGATATTGTTGCCATTGTCTTTGTCAACAATAATAATCCTGCTGTAGTCACAGGTCTTTTGGAATATGCATCAGATTTTTGTCCAAATTCTACAATTTGTAATAATGCCACAAACGTTATTATGGCGCAAACCGGTGTCACTACTAATTTGGCGGATCCCTATCAATTATTTCCTCTGCCTTCAAGTACATGGGGAAGTCCAATATATTATGGTAATTCTATTAGGCCAACTAGATATTTTCCAACTAATACTCACAATTATGGTAATATGTATAATCATAGTAACAATAAATGGTTAGTTGTTACATGGGCCGAAACTGATGATAACAGATCTATTTTTACCATAACGGCAACCAGTGGAAATTCTTCGGGTCCATTGTATTATGGACAAACAATATATTTGCACGATAATGAAGAAAATTATTATCCAACATTTACCCCAGGCCAATATGCTTCCAATAATAATTCCGGTGCATTGTATATGGACAGTAGCACACCAACTTCGCTATCACAAATTGTTTTTGTCCCTGTGGTTTTAAGTATTCAATCCATTCCTGGTGTGCCATCCATTGTATCCAATGCGCCCGCC